GTAGCACCACATAACATCACAGCATTTGGTAATCTACTGGCAAGTGATTCTGCCTGGGCAACGGTTGGTAGTGCAACTAATATCGATTTCCTATCTGTCATGTGGGTAATTTTATCAACGATCTTATCTTCGAGATTACCTGTCTGGTAAGCTTTATTCATACTCTCCTCTGTGTAATCACCCTTAGTGGAGTTTAAGACTAGCTGATGTTCATCAAAGTCGTATGATTCGTACTTAAGAGGTGACCAAAATTTTAACTTAACCATCTCGTCTATTTGTGCACAGTGAATGATGTGTTTAAAAAATAGACCATGCTTGGTGCGAGTAGTTAGCATTGTTAACTTAGAATAGCTATCCCACCCACCATCGATAGAAAGTGTTTGCAACTTCAGTGGAGTTGCAGTTAGCCCTAGTACATGAGTCGCTTTTATCTTATCTAAAAATTTTCTAAGTTGTCCACTCTTTGCTCGTGGGTATCTATCACACTCATCAATTATAATTTTCTTAAAACCAAATTTCTTAAAATCATGTACTCGATTTACTATAGACCCGATTGTAGCGTATGTGATTCTACCAATTTCTTTCTCACCGAGTGACGCACTGAATATAGATGCGGTACCTCCATACATGCCAGTGAACTTTTCATAGTTCTGCTCCAACAGTTCGATTGATGGTTGTATTATAAGCACTTTATCATATTTCATAGTGCTACTTATATGTGCAATTAAGACAGACTTACCAAACGCAGTGGGTGCTACTATAATGCTTGGGTCTATTTTTTTTGTTTTGAAGAACTCTTCTCCGATTAGAGCAGGCTCTTTTTGATTATTTCTTAATTTCATAATGTTTGTTGTCTGCGGAAACCCAATCATCACCTTAGAGTGTATGGGTCATTGACATAGATGTTTTGATAGTTACATTGAACGTCCAATTAATTGAGGTAGTTCAAGTGATATTAGTTATAGGACATGACCCCCATTGCTCACCTAGTGTATCAGTGCCTCTGGCAGTTCCGCCAACTACCTCTAAGGGAGGTGTATTGCGTAATTCACATAATACCTTGAGTTTATCGAGTTCGTCTGTTAAAAGAGGAATTTGATCAAAGGTACGTGACCCGGTATGATGACTCGTATCTCAATTCAAGATGTACGAGCAAACCTTCATATACCGTGAGTGTGCAACCTACAAATGGAGAAGTCTATAGTCATTCGTTTGTAGGTAAATATCCGTGTACTCGGACGATGAGTTTTTGTATTTATTATTCATTTGGTGTGTCGTTTTTTATACTCTGATAGTAGTACGTTAAGGATATCTACGTCCTTTTCCAAATAATACCCATTGTTTAATATTTTACGAACAGCAATCTTCAACACGAGTGAGTCACCCATTGATACTTTGTTTACAATATTGTCGTGCAGTGCATCGACGATTTTACTTAAGACTTTTATTTGCTGACTTGATAAAGGATAGGTATGCATTAATTGTTCAATTTATTGAATAAATCATCGACATCTCGGTCGTCGGGAGTTTGTAGGTTATCTTCTGGTACACTTTCCATGTCTATGTCACTCCATTTCATACTTTCATCATCGTACTTAGAGATATTAACATTCGATGCTGTATTGAAGTAACTTGGAGTCCAGTACTTACGTCGGCGATTCGCAATGAGTTCACCTCCAACATTTATGTAATAGCAGTTGTAGCACAGAATTTCTATATTTTCAAGACGCGTGTTCTTTTTAACACCATCTATAAAATTAATTAAGAATGGCTTCTTGCCATCATCTCGGCTATTATCAAACCCACACGATTCACATCGATCATCTTTGTAATGATGCTTTATTAACTGATTCATATACGTCCGAGGAACCGTGTGAATCTTCTCACCACTTATATATGCAAGTAGGTTCTTCGCAACTTGCTTCGTCTTCGGTCGTCGGACACCAAATCCATTCGGATTGATTAAGTTTTCGAACACTTCGTGATACTTCGCCCACTTCTTATATGTTGGGTAAGATACTTTTAAATATCTTGCACACGCAAATGCAGATTTTGATTTAGATTGTGCATCTAAAATCTGAGATTTAAGTAACATTTATTTCTTAATTAAATTGTATCTACTATGGTAGATGGCAGAAAGTTGTGATGTAGTGTGAATTTCTTTAAATCATATCGCATAACCTCATCACCGTTCAGAGTAAATGTAATAGTATTACCTGATTTTACCTGTTGCATGTCGGTATATTTACTTCTCTTCTTTATTGCATCGACTACTGATGTAAGTTCGTCAGGCATAATCGTCGTGGTTTGCTTTAATTCTATCTCATTTAGGGCAAACCATTCCATGAACCTTTTGATTTCTTCACTAACTAGTAATTTTAACTGAAAATTTTTCATATTATTTGTAATTTGTTGAGTCTTATGTGATATTATTAACTATCACGTCATATGTTTTTAACGATATAGTCTAATGTTGGATCGAGACCTTTTCAAGATAACAACTCATACAGCATATCAAACTTTTTCTGTCTGTCTGCTAGTCCATTAAACCCACCGTTAACCCGTCTAGTTATCTGTTTTACTACATCCTCGGTCGACCCTTGATCTGCAATGCTATTCAATCGATTGGATGACCAGAACCACGATGCTGACAATAATGGATATCTCTCCGCAACGAGGTCTGGATTATTTAGTACATCTACATCAACATGGTCATTAAACCTAGTGTAATTGTCTTTACCTGTCAGTTGAATGTACCCACGTCCTCGATATTTCCAACCATCACCACTTGCTTCGTCACCATTATTCATACGATTTGCGTATGCTCGGTTTGCAATCATCTCAGGATTTCTGGCATACTTAGATGCCACTTCCACAGTTGGGAAGTACTTGCGAAATGTAATCATTAATGCTTCTTTAGAATAATTCAAATTTTCAACCTTCCACCTAAATACACCACTCTCATGCGCACATTGCGCTAGGAAGTGTGACATTCTGAGTGGGGTGTTTATGTTAAAGTTTTTAATAACTTCATCAATCTCAGAAAACGGTTCGTCTGGAATTATACCTCGGAGCACATTAATATTCATATCATTATTTTTTTTGTTTTATTTTCTTAGCAGACTTTATCATAATTCTTAATTCTTTATATAATAATTGCTTATCATCATTTGTTTTGAAGTCATCTTCACTACTTAACTCAGACATCTTTCTACCGATAATGGTAATATTGTCGGATAAAAATCTGCGTATCGTGGTATAGAATCTATTCTTTTTCTTGACTTGTAAGTCGTACTTATCACCGACTCTATAAAATTGTTTCTTCTTAAAGGATGATGTATCTGAGACAGAACCTCGTGTTAGTAATGTCAACGAAAGAATGCCGTCTAATTTATTAAATTCTATAGTTACAGCATCTTCTGTGGGTACAATAGAAATTAAGATTGTATTAGTAGTCTTATCAAATCGAAAAAATAACTTACTCGTATCTAATAAGGTATTAACTTTAGTTTCCGAATTAGCTGACTTGGATCGAGTAGGTGCTGACTCGGTGTCATCTACCGTATCTTTATTCGTATAATCAATTCCATATAATTTGAGATACTCGATTGCCATCTTATATGGCTGAGTATCGTGGTCATATGTAAGTGCAGATGCTACTTTTATAAGTTTACCTGTCAATGGATTTTTGAATCTCTTATCTTTAAGCTCATCAAATTTCAACCCACCTGATTCGGTAATGTATGCGAAGAAATCTTTATAAATCATTGCATTTAATTAATTACTTACTAATTTTTTTTATTACGATATCTAACGTTTTATTGTGTTGCGTCCATGAAGTAAATGATGCTTTGAGTTTGTTAAATATACTTCCAAAAAATCTTTTAATGTCACTCATATTCATTTCTGTAAGTGAGTTTGACTTGAACGTAGCAGCAATTTTAGTTGTAGTAACACTTAATTTAAGTATGTTTTCAAGAACTTTACGAGTTGCTGGATTAACCTTCGATAATGCTGTAACAAATGCTTCCTTGTACGATGGATTCATTCTAGAGTATCCTGCTTTTTTTAACTCGAGTATACTCTTAGCAGTTACGACGGAGGATTCAACCTTTTCAGTAAGTAATCGCAATGTGGGTTCTAATTCTATAGCAGCATCTCCAATTTCTTTCTTAGTTTTAGCAAGTTGATTAGTCTCTGCAACCATTTTCTTAGTCAGTGCTACATACTCATCTATTTTAGTTGCAATAGATTCATCAGTAATAGTGACTTCATTAATATAATTTTTAAGTTTTTTCATTTTGATATTATTTGTTGTTTACTAAATGTCGTACCAGGTGCCATCGTCTAACTTGAATCGGAAGTAAACACCACGGTCATCATCATAGTTACCCATGATTTTCGTAACCTTCTGTTCAGACCCATCACTCATCAGTAGCATCTTATTTAGCTTAGATTTCTTTAAGTCACTTAGCATATATTGCATGCCATTTATCATAATCTCTTCTACATCACTATCTTCAATAGTGTTGGAGTTGGATGACTTTTCATTTAACCGAGACTCTGATACACGAGATACTACATGACGTGTGGTTTTCATCTCCATATAATGTCTGACACCTGTAGTGTAATCTGCAATTTTAGTTAGCTTTTCTTGAATCCATGCAGGCAATTCTGACGTATTATCAATCATTGCCATTATCTCGGCTGCCGCTTGCATCGTCTTTACCATTTGCATACGAGCAACTTCCCCCTCATTATCAGTCTCCTTCGTCTCAAATTTATCAACAGTGTGAGGTTTCATCGTAGTATTCTCTTCGTCGGACTTCATCCAGTCATTGCCTGCCAATGATTCTATTAGTTTTTTTAGTTTCATATTAGTTAGGTTATACTTTAATGGTTGGTTCTTTGTGAGTGATGTCAAATCGGTCGACTGCATAATCATCTGTCTTAGTTACCACAATTACATTACCGAACTTATCAAACCCTTCTACGATAGCATCTACTGTGCTCTTTGATAGTGGGTTATACTTAGTTGCATTCGTTAATACTACAGTATCACCCTTAGAGAATTGACCATTTAGTCTCTCTGTGATTACTTTAATTAAGTAATTAATCTTTCGAACGGCAGTAGTTGCAGACTTAACCGTAACTTCAGTTAGTGTTGGCATGTCATTTAACTTATAACTAGTACTAAATTGCTGCAAACGACCACTCTCGGTGATGGAGAACATCATATACCGTGACGTTATAAATGAATTTGATTTAATAGGGTCTAACGATACCTTAGCAACGATACCATTTTTTGTTTCATCTACAGATACAAATGCTGCAGTTATTCCTTCACGCAATGTGTTAACTATACTGTTACGACTAACGGACTCGTTAGTGGTTTTTTGCGTAGTGTTGTAGGTATTGTCTTGTATATGCTTTGACTTGCCATCCTTCAACCACTTGAGCATGTCGGTAAAATATGGAGTATGACTTAACTGTCGGACGTGCCATGCAGACCCTTTGCTGTCATTATAGTTTTCTTCTGAATTGAATGTACGGACATGTGTACTATCTATTTTTGTTACATAAATAGCATCCCCATCTAGCATAAGACTTACCGTGCTACCATCTAACTCAGTGGATGTGGTATTGGTTTCGTCACCATCACTCACTTCCTCACTCTCTTTCATAAAGTTTTTAATGTTAGACAACTTTGCCATATCACCTACGTTACATGCGATTGAATAATTATTACCATTCACCCACTTAAATGGGATGTTAACTTCACTTAGTTGCTTTCTAATAGTACTTGCTGCGAAAGGCGGTGCAGTTACGTTTAGTTTCATGTTACTACGGGAGTCTGCAGTGCCTTCGACTACGACCGTTTTCGTAAACGACTCGACCCATCTCTTGGCACAGTCTACTGTTATTACGTCACCACGCAACTTACTCATGGTAGGTTTTTTGGTGTCTTCACTTAAAAAATCTGATAATTTCATATTACTCTCTTTATATATAAATATATTACTGTTTAATTAATTTCTAAATTCTGAACCAACTTTATGAAATTGGTAATTTGATGAGTGATTTTGATTATGGATTCTCTATTGTAGATTTACCACATGATTCGCATAACGCATCATCTTCAACATCTGCTCGTTTTACCATGTCTCGATCACGTTCCAATGAATTAAACCAATAATCAATTACTTTATTATACGATCCTAGAAAGGCACCAAGTATTAATAGAAGAATTTCTTTCCATTCATGGGTCACGGACGCACTTGCCCATATACCATATCCAATACCAGACACTATAACAAAAAATGTTGTTAGTGTTGTAATTGTTATAATAAATCGAGACCTGTAGGTATGTTTTACTAAATTTTGCACAAAGAATGCTTTATTACTTGGTTCCTTTAATTTCATAGTCACATCTTTTTATATAACTATTAATTAAATTGCTTATTATCTGAGCATTTCTCTATTAATTTCATCTTTGGTAGATTCAACCTCGTCGGTAACTTTGTTTATTTTAACCACGGTATTTGACATCTTATCTATCTCAGACTCAAAATCGGCAAATACCAAAGACATAGATCCTATCTGATTCCGTAATGCTGTTAATTCTGTTTTTAATTGTTCCATATTGCTTGTTTTATATAAGTATCAAATTGAATTAAATTTTTACTAATTTAGAGTTAGTAGTTGGATTGTGACTTGGTATGACACCCCACTTGTATTTAAAATATGCAAGGCAGCGTACCTCGACCTCAGACTTAGCATCAGACACTATATCTGATTCAATCCCATCGGTGATAGACACGAAGTGATAAAAATGTACATTATACGTTCGAGTCATTCTCAAACCTGCCATTTCCAACTTCATAAAGAATTCCCAATCAACGAACTGCATCCCTGGATAGGACACGTCCCACCCACCTACCCTTAAGTAATCATATTTTTGCATAAACACAGGCAATGTACTACCTGTGGTTTCAACGAGGTTTTTGGATATGTGAGTCTCGTAATTCCAAAATTTTTCTATTGAAAAGTCTTTGTCAGATCGACCAAGATTATGTATATTAAACTGTTTAAACATTGATAGTGTTGGTTCTATTTGATTCGGAGATAGTACATCACCCACTACGTAATCATTGATCAATCGAGTATCCCAATTTTCTGGAAATACATTATCATCATTTACAATCAATATCATTTCATGTGACGCATTATAAACACCTAAGTTTGTCGCCATACTCAGTCCGACATTCTTACCTATGTTTAATATATTAATGTGATCCTTCCATTTATACAAAACTTCTTTGTTTAAATCATAAAATCCATCAACCACCACAATAATTTCATTTATATTGCGTTGTCCACGAATGCAACTCATTAGACATATGTCTAAAATAGCAGGTGCTTTGTGCGTTGGAATAATAACCGATATCATACAGTGCTCCAATATTCAATTGCATTCATTCCCACGGGACTAGGTGCTAACCATGCAGTTTCCCCATGTGTTGAATATCCTGGAATAGGAGTTAGTAATGACTCTCCAATGTCTCGTAGTTCTAAAAACATACTAAAATCGTTGGGGTGGTCTCCACTAGTCCACTTGCGCATTACAGACTCAGTTTTTCGCAATGTCGCAACACGTGATGCGAATGTCATTGATGTTGAGTTGGTTAGTTTCCACCAGCAATTGTCAGACCTAAGCACCCTAGTTACCTCACCACCATCCACGACGTATGGATTCCCACCGACAGATCCGTTCATATATTTATCAGGATGGTCATATAACGACACGAAACTAGAACCTAATCCAATACCCTCTGCAAGGATTGTGGGAGACTCTACCCTATGTAGATAGTCATTCTCGACGAAATATACAACTTCATCCTCATGGTATGTGAGTGCAATATCCAATGCTATATTAAACGTACCTGCCCCATGTCCGATAGACACGTGTATAATAGAACTACTGTCAACGTACCTCTGTATCATGGCATTGGTTTCTCTAGAAATATTATCTGCTATAATAGTTATATCACATGCATCAAATACATTGGTGAAGTTTTTTAAGCAACTTTCATTATTGACATATGCAGGTTTTACTTTACTATATCCAGCATCGGATATTCTATATAATATTTTCATAATGTTTGTTGTCCGTGGAACCCCAATCATCACCGTATGTGTGGATGGGTAATTAATTTTCTAAATCTTTTAAGTGAGTTAATCGTTATTTCCAAAAGTCATAGATTCCTTGTTCAATTTCATAACTACTCCATACGAATCTATCTCGCATTGGAGCACTCTTTGCCCATTCCCACATAGAAGTTAATCCATCTCGAAGTGTCGTAGCATCATTATAATGTAATATGTCAATTGATTTCTGATGCGTTGTGTATGCATATTTAACTTCATGCCGTTTCTGCAAGTGTACCGAACTACCAGACCCCATAACGTCAATTAGAGTTTTATTTGCTTGGTTTATAGAATATGTAAGAGTCCCACCCAAGTTTATAATTTCATTAGATGCCGCTGGCAGAGTTGCCGAATTCCATAGTGGACGCAGACAATCATCAATGTAACTAAACGCACGGTGTTGCTCACCATCTCCGAATATAGTCATGGGTTGGTCATTCAAATGTTGATACATCCAGATGCCTAGCACATTTCTATACTTGTCCCATATATTTTGGTTAATGCCATATACATTATGAGGTCGAATAATACACCAATCTAAACCAAATTGAGTGCCTGCTTGCTGTATGTCCAACTCACATGCCATCTTGGCTATTCCATATGGATCGATTGGATTGTAGGGTGCATCTTCTGCAAATGGTGGAGTTCCACTACCATATACCGCCATAGATGACGTGAACACTAGTCGTGTTACTTTGTGATTCACGCAACAGTTTACAATATTTGATGTTGCCACCAAATTGTTATTATAGTTAAACGTTCGAATAAACGGGCTAAGTCCCTCTGCTGCATATGCGGACATATGAAATACATACGCAAAGTCATTGTATGTAAATAATAAATCAAGTCTATCAAATTCCGATACTAAATCAAACTTATGAAATTCAACCGACTCTGGAACTATGTCTAAGAATCCACCACTCAAGTCATCAACTCCGACTACATGATAGTCGGTATGCTGATGAATCCAATGTGCAAGTCTACTACCTAGTAGTCCTGCAACCCCGGTGATTAATACCTTACCACTAACCATTTACTAGTTCAGTGTATAACTTGTTCTGACGTTCTTGCTTGCTTATGTGCTTTTGATGGTAGAACGAAAGTTCTTCATATGCAGGAATTCTTGCGAATGTTTTGAATCCAATCGGAACTTCATGTATTTGATTTTCCCATTTGATATGAGGATATGTGTTTTTAATTACTCTACACTGATAATCAGGGAAGTTAATCCATCCATTCTTATTGACATGCCAACCCCATTCCGAGACGTGCGATTCTGTTATACCCTCGACCGTATTAACTCGTGGAACATACATAACATCGACCGAACTATCGGCTATCATTTGATGAATATTTTCGAGAAATAATACATTTGGATACTCATCTGCATCAATATTAACTACATAGTCTTTGTTACACATTGACATCAATTCATTCTTCCATCTGGCGAAGTGTCCTTGGAATGAAGACTCACGTAACACTATATTGCCCTGCGATTTCTCGTGGTGTAAAAACTTCGTGAATTCGTTGTTTGCCTTTGGTGAATCTAGCAGAACGCATATTTCATCATCACTTCTTTTATGTTTAGTTAATATAGATAATAAATTTTTAAACTCTTCATATTCATCACACACTGTGATAGCATAACTAATACGTATCTCTTTCATAATGTTAATCAATTTTTGTTAATGTTGGTAAGTTGGTAAGTGACAATGGCACTTCTTTTGGAAATTCTGGAACACAATCGTCTATAATTTTTTTAAATTGAGATGTCATCTCTGTTAAAGAAAACTTTTTAGTGTTTTTTGTTCCAAGGGGTCTGCTTCTCTCGTGGTATTTGTTATAATGCTTGAAGATGTCCTTCAGCATCTTGGATGCTTTGACAGTGTCTACATAGAACCAACCACTTTCTTCAATTAATACATCTTTCCATGCAACTGATTTATGAATTTTCTGTATTGATCCTGATAATAGCACTGCTTTGTCTGCATCGAGGAAGTCTAGATGACCACTGAAGTTGGATGCTATCACAGGTTTGCCTGTGATGCTGAATTCTAACAGTGGTCTACCAAAGCCCTCACCTTTAGTGAATGAAACCATTGCCTTTATCTTCTTATGTCGATACAATGCATTCATCTCTCGGTCGGTCAACTCACCATGTATTAAATAAATAGGTGGTGTATTACCACCAAACTTACTTTTTATTGCATTTATGCGTGATACCATATCACGTTTATCCATCACCGATGGAGTTGCATTTGATGTTTTAAGAATCAATGCAGGTGGTGATGTCGTATGTTTAAATGTAGATATGAAAGTATCTATGAGAGTTCCCACATCTTTTCTATCATGCCCATGAGTGCCTTGTAACCAATGCCCTACGAATAGATATGCAAATGGTTGAGTTACAACTGATAGTGCATTATTGATGGAGGTCGTTGCATCTTCATCGAGTGCCTTGGTAAAAATGTGCTCATTGAATCCTTCGAATAGTACTTCGATCGGTTTAGTGACCCTAACTACACCAATATCACGTCCGTCTTGTTGTGCATTATATGAAGTATTGGTAAAGGAAAGTTTAGAATGTTCGGATGGAACTATATTAATATCCATTCGATTCATACCATCAATCCACGGTTTGGATACCACGGTCGATTCTATGCCAGCTGTGATTCCAATGTTGTATTTGCCTACTGCTTGAAATTCATTTGGTACTGTTACTTGAACCCATACGTCAGGCCTCTCCGTTAATTGTGCAGTCACTATATTAGACTTAATCCAGTCATGAAACTCATTACCTGCTTGGAGCGCTGTCATAGGTGTACTACCCCATAGTTGTGATATTATTTTAATATCAAACATGTCCATATTGCGAAGTGACATTACCAAGTCTCGTGCATGGTCTCCATATCCACTCCGAGTTTTTATAGGACAACTTATAACTAATCGTGGTTTACTCATAGTGATATGACCTCAAATGCATCTCTAACTTTAAATCGATTAATATCATCTGTTATGTTATGTTTAAATAAATCTGTCATTAATTTTATATTTAGTTTACCATCACCCATCAACCAAGTTCTACCTAACTTACCTATTTCACTGCGTATTTCTGCGGGAGTTAAGTATACCTCTCGGATGGCGTCGATGACATCATAATTACTAGCACGATCGTCTGTTATATATGGTGTGGGGGGAGAACCAACTACACTCACAGACGCAGGCCATATAGGAAATGCCCACGCACCCCACGACACTGCAGACTTCCACTTACGAATGTCATGAAGTGATCCAAGTTCAATATAGTCTGATTCGGTTAGATATGATTCACTCCCCTTGAAGGAGAATCCGCATTGATCTTGTAGACCACCTGTAACATTAACTATGATAGGAGTTCCTGCAGAAAGGGACTCTGCTGTAGATAGTCCAAACCCTTCATTAGATGCAATTCCTATAGTGGCATCTGCAATGTTATACAACAAATTCATATCAACGTCAGATAACTTCGCATCACTGAAAATAAATTGTGAGTGATATTGTGGATCTACTAGTTTCTCAATGACTGCATTCAAATCAGTTCCGTTTACATCGACTCGTGTAGTGTGCATGAGCAAGTGTACATTATATCGATCCTCCACAGGCAATGCCATCAAGAATTCGTTGAATGAGTATATTACATCAGGTACCATTTTCCTTCTGATATTTCTACTATTATAGAATAACGTAAAATTGGAAGTTTTATCTGCAAATAACTTTTGACGCATGCTTATCAGTGATGGATCGGTGTCGTCTATTGGTTTAAATACATCAGTAGATATGCCATGTGGTATGTACGCAACTTTAATTTTACGTTTTTGTGTATCAGATGGTTGTATGTGTACAGGTGTGTGTGCATCATTAACACCCCACATGTTTTCAGAAATATCTACATCGGATATATCAATAGTGTCTCCATTGGTATCAATTAACTCAACCTCGTCGTTGTACATCCGTGTCAACGTACGTACGTTTATGCCGTAGGTTTGCTTGCTTATTGCATACAGTGAGTCACATGACGCATACGCATCAGCATTGAAGTCTGGATCGTTGCCAGAGTCCCAGATATTATAATATAATATGGGTATTTTATAATGATTACGAATTTCTCGTTCTATTTGGTATAACCATGTCCAAAATCTTGGGTCTGTGAAGTGTAGTATAGCATCTATGTTTTCACGTTCTATTATCTCTCGCAGAACCGTTGCATCACCATAACCGCCCCATGGATATAGTTTAACTGAGGCATCTGCTACTCCGGATTTTGCAATGGCATCTGCAGACAAGTCTATTATCTGACCCTGGTCTGGGTGATTTATGGCAGCACCTAATTGAACCCAATCAAATGTGTCAACTGTTCCAAGTACTATATCTTTCGAAACACCACCAACACCGGACGGTAGTCGTAGGTCGTCGGATAGTAGTAGTATTTTTTTTCTTTTATTCATTTAATAAATGTAATTTTATAAATTTTTATGTATAGACTTTAAGTCAGTATACTGTTCGAGTGATTTTTGAAATTCTATATCATTAATATACAAATACATTGCTCGATTTACCAATTTTTGTAAATTGAAGTTATTATCAATAGAAGTTTGTTTGAATTTTGCGTGAAGTTCTGAAAGAACCTTAACTGAAGTTAATTTTAGTTCATTTTGCATATATAGTGTTATTACTTTATTTATATATATAAATATATATAACAACTAGTTTTACCAAGAAAGAAAAAAAAACTCTCATGTTATGTCTGAGTAGTTTATGATGTAAAGAAGTTTTTGGTGCAAATATTCCTATTATAAAACTCACAATAAGTACAATTAAATTTACTAGGGTTAGGCAGAAACTTATCAGTCTTATCGACATGGACACTGTCAACGAATTGCATGAAATCATCTATTGCATTATTAACACTTCCCTTACCACTAGGTGGCACAAATCGCTGCAGACGTTTTTTCATATTAGCATATTGGGCATCGTTATCTATTTTTCGTTTTAAAATTAAGAACTCAACCGAAATCATATCCTCCGAGACACCTAGTAATTCACTAAAAAATCTTTTATATAATAAGTTTTGATTAGTCTTTGTTTTATCATTTTTATGATAACTACTCCACCCTGACTTGGATGTCTTTAAATCTATTATTACATAGCAACCACTTGCGTCCTTGAATACCAAGTCGATATACCCAATGAATTGAATGCCTGGTCGTATTTCTTTTTCTAACTTATATTCAATTGATTCTAGTTTCATGCCTGTAAGCTTAAACCAGTCACTTCGTTTGTCTTCTATGTACTTCAAGATTTCCAGACCATCCTGATAATGCTCTATTAATTCTTCCTTGGTTATCCACGTATCACGGTGTGCTGGGTCTACTTCGGATACTTCGAAGTATAATCTATCCTTGAGTAACTTCTCAGTATCAAGTCGTTGAAATTTAGTACCAACATTTCGCATGTACGGAAATAGGTTGATATCATTTACAATCGTATCTTCGTCGATTGTCTTTTTATTATATATAGTGTATAGGTATGATTGAACCGTGTCGTGCATGGCCGTACCGAATAATAGTGCTATGCCTGTTTCATTGATAGAAAGTTTATCTATGTATTTGTACTTGTATGCGAGTCCGCATTTTTTATACAGTCCGTACTGAGAATAACTAACTCTTTTTACTTTTGCTGGTTGAACTGTTGTATCGTTCTCCATATAAATTCTTTATATTTTCTATTAATAATTGTTGTTCATCGGGTGTGAGTAAGTTTAGGTTAAACTTAATATCACGTGTTCCTAACTCATAGTGGTCAGATAAAATATATTCAGACGCAGTGTCGATGGGTGACCCCTTTAGGTACTTACTCCATACCTTTTTCTTAGGTAGGATATCCATCAATACATCATATACCTGCTTTGGTTGCAGGTTATAAAATTGTAGTTGATTAATTAAATCTACATATTCCATATTCATTGATAAAAATCTATAAACCATGTATGGTGAGAACGATTTTCGTTCAGACTCTGACATAGAATTCCAGTAGTTATCTTTCTTCGCAGATGTAACTTGCGTTATATGATCGAATAATCCTTTGACTTTAATCTTAGAAGATTTTTCTTTTTTAATGCGTGGCATTTAAGTGGGTGGGTTCGTAATTTTATTATATATCATCGTAACTTTGTGTTGCAAGTCGGTGAGTGATCCATTATTGTCAATCACATAATCCCAATCAGTAAATTCATCAAGTGCACATTCGGATGAATGATATGAGGTGCATGTGGTTGTCCTGATTATTTTAATCAAAATGCCTCCCATATACCTTATATGCTGAGCTTCGTTCGGAAATCTAACGTCTGATATAATCCAGTTATCTACTAGTAAATTATAACTACTAAACATAGAATTAACCCATATATCTGGATGAACCATATCACGGCATGCATCCGTGCCAATGCGTTGTAATAAGTCACGCACGGTCATTTGATGCGTACTCACATATTCACCTCGTTTAATTGCACATGCAACTTCAGTTGAGTGATATGAGTACTTCACATTGTCGGAGAGGGTGCAATAATCCCATACCTTGGATAGTGTAGTATTTTTAAAGTCCTGGCACTCGAGGTCTTTAATACTGCACCCAATTAACTGCGCACATAGTTTTTTTATGGGATGTGCAAACTTCCGTATCTTAAGTTGACTATCCAACTTCACTAGCATGGATGCTAGTGCATCCTTACCGTGACCAATTTTACCGTTTATACCAATTATCATAATGTTTTTTTGTTAGTGATCCTATGGTTAATGTAGCAATCACCCAAGTGAGTCCAACTGGGTGAATTAAAATTAACATGCATGCAAGCATTAATATATATGTGATATCAATCTACCAATGTTTATGGTTTTTTTTCGTCTGATGGAGTTTTTTCTCCGAATATGCGTATCCAATTTTTTGCATATTCTGACTTCGTCACGTTCATTGGTCTTGGGGTAGACCCCTTTCCGTTTTGCCCAGGCTTTCTACTTTGCTCTGCCACTGACCGACACGTCTTTCGGCAGCAACTCGTTCAATAGAGTACCGCAATTTGTGCATACATACACTTTAATTGGAACAATTTGATCCTTATCAGTGCCAACTAGTAGTTTACTCACTCTTTTAAACTTATAAGACTCTAGAAACAAATCTCCGTTACATTTGGTGCATAGGATATCTTTAAAGTCACTTGCATTTAATGCAGGTCGTCGGGGTGGTTGAGTGGTGCCGATGTTATGTATATTTGACATTATTTAATTTTTATTTTAATTTTATGCTTTTTACCATCTGCAGTAGAATATACTGCATGAGTTGGTGTTATTGAAAATTTATTAAGTTTGAGTGTGTTAAGTTCATTGACGTAATAATTGCCACATCCTGGTTTTAAATATGCTATCGTAAAATGTGGATTGTATTTCGGAAACGAAGTCGTGTATGGTAGTTTTTTTAATGACTGATTCACTGAGTGTAAGTTATCTCCCATAACTTCGTATTTCAACACATCATAGGTGTCAGTTTTAAATAAAGATGGGTTGTGCATTATACAATTAGTAAACTCGTAAGTTTGTATGATGTCTGTAACTGCCTTTAACGTAACCTCTTCATGTAACCCATATAGCAATGTAGTATGGTGTTCATCTTCTTTACCATAAGAATTGCCTTTGTCTGAAATATATAAGTCAGATTGACTTATGAGATTATGTATTGGTTTGATTATGGTGGTTGCATTAAAGAATACCATTGCACATCCATAGTCATATGTCTGCTTACTATTTTCTCCGAGGATATTTTTTAATTTAATCATTTATATTTTTTGTATTTTGTTAAGAATTCTAATTTTGGCATTGATTCTAAATTTCCATTGGAATGTTTTACGATGTAGTCGTCCGACGTAACTAACAGGGCACCTGACGGATTCATAACTACCCAGTCAGTGAAGTCTGGTGTTGGCTTGTAGATGGAATGAATCCCACCCGAAGGCCGGCGACGTGCATCCATTAACCAATCAGGCCACTCGGACTCGTCGACCATTCTTGCTGCATTCATTTCGAATGCATCCAATATTGGCACCACTTCTACATATTGCGAGGTCATGATGATTTTTTATCTCGGACAGTCTCTTTCCAAACTGACTTTGGAATGTATGACCATCCGTCATTTGTCACAAGTTTATCAGCCAAATCGTCGGCCAGTCTCTTTATATTATCGTCTTTTTGAATTGTTTTCACAGGGTACCTATGTTTGTTATGTGTAAAATTGAATATTAACTATTTAGAGAATCGTTCGGTTAAGTTTACGATATCATGTAATAATAGATTGGCATTAATCTATTATTTCTAAGATTTTAATTATTAATGCCATTGCATTTATTTCCTGGTCTACTACGAACGAAGACTTGTATTGTGCGTCGTTTATTTCAATAATTAACGGTGCTACGTGTCCTTGTCCATACTCATCAATACGTTTATATAACGTATCAAATAACGAAACATAATCAGACATGCCCTCGTCCATCATCAACTGCCTAACCGATGCAAATCTATCCTTAATTGATTTCTTAGCAATTAGTATTTCAATGATAGCATCATCAAGTGCGTTTTGATTAAACGACAACCCACTTATATCAATAGCACCACTGTGTATTGATTGTTGCAACATACCCAAGGTCTTTCGTATGTCTGGATATGATTTATCTATAATGACTTTTAAATCACTTGGATTGAAAGTCAGTCCCTCCGTGTTGCATATCTTCGCAATGTGGATAGCAATCTCTCGCTTCGATGGTGGTTCTATCTTAAAGGACTGGCATCTACTTTGAATTGGGTCTATGACCTTCTCAACGTAGTTGCATGTTAATATGAATCGAGTCCTATCAGAAAATGTCTCCATTAAGTTTCTTAGCATTGCTTGGGCAAGTGGGTTCATTGCATCGCACTCATCGAGTACGACAATTTTCCACCTATGAAATCCAAGTGAACTAGCAAACCCCTTCACCTTAGTGCGAATGGTATCAACATTGCGTTCATCCGATGCATTTATGTAAATATAATCACAATCAATTGCACCCGTTAATATCTTAGAAGCCGAAGTTTTGCCAGTTCCTGGTTTACCGAAAAGGAGCAGGTGTGGTATTTCATCATTATCGATAAATGATTTTAGTTTATTCTTAACAACTTCGTTACCAATATATGTGTCGAATGTACTTGGTCGATATTTTTCTACAAATAAGTTATTCATTAGTTTTTTTATTTTTTATGGAAGCAGAATATTGGTTCATACTTATACCATTTAGTATTAAACTTGACTGTGTTTTTTACACTCGTAGACGAGGCATCTACTCCAATCATATTAGTCATAAGCATTTTATATTTACCTGTGTATACACCACCCAATGATTGAATGATATCAATCGAATCTTGTTCAAGTGGGTAGTATAAGTCTTTTCCGATTTTTATATCTGCAATATTCCACAGTATATATCTATCGGATGCTAGGTATTCATAAATAGTGGTGAGGGTTGGTCTTAAGAACTCATCCCGCCATGTGTCATATTGTCTAAAGTTATCCCACGATTGTCCTGTGTCTTTTTCACCATAACGTTCTCTATTAAAGTAGGGTGGTGAAGTGAATGCTAAATCTAGTTTACCTTTGTATTTTTGGAAAGAACTTTCTTGTGAAATTACTTCAGAACCTAAATTAAATATATCATAGGTGTTGTGACTCGTATCTTGTTTGAAGAATTTGGATAAGACCTCACCCCCATCAGTCAAACAGTTTTGATTATAGAAGTCTGCAACATATTCATATCGAGATATGCCAAGGTCGTCAATTAAGTTATCCGAATTTGGGTCGGTGCCTACGTAGTGAATTTTTCTACGTGAACTCATAGCACCTATTATGCGACCACCCCATCCAGCTGATGAGTCGTATATGGTTGCAACTTCGTCAGATTTAATATGATTGGTATGAGTTTCATACAACCATTTTGCCGTTAGTGCAGGAAAATTAACCGCAGGTTGCCCGCATGATAATTTAAATACTTGGTGTATCTTTGGAAATAGTGGAGTATCTTTCTCATACCACCTTATTAGATATGAGTAATGATTTACTTTCCCACTTTTTAAGGTCATTGTTGGTACAATCGAGTCGACATTTGATGTCTGTGAGTGAGTTAACCAACCATTGGAAACGCACGTACGTACTTCATCCGCAGTGAGTCTAAGACTCGAGGAATCGTCCGTAGACTTCTCCTTATGCTTTGCTATGAATATACCACAGTTAGACCACTCACCGTTGAATATACGACCTTCATGGACATCTTGGATGAAGTCAACTGGACTCTGTGCATTCCAAAATGGATTTTTATCACGGTCATGTACTAGTGTACGTGACCACGAGTACATAGCATCTCGACGAACGACTCGTTTCATTAAGTTAATAAATCTACCTTCCATCGCAGGATCGGCAAAGTAGTCGTATATAGAAAGTGCCGTATCGATGCTTTTACCTGTAGCAATTTTTGTTTTCATCATTGTAGGAAAAAACTGATTGACAGGGGAAGCATCTTTATTAAAGTTTTTCAATATACCAAGACTCGTCTCGTCGTCTGATTTATCTTTGCTCAAGAAGTCGCAGTTATTGTCTTTTAGTTTCTTAAGTGCTTTAATGATATTGGCCTCATCACGTCCAACCACAGGTGGGTTACCGTTCGTATCCCACTGGGTGACCATTTCATGTCGCAAATTTTTAACCCACACAACAAACTCAGCATCGGTCATGCTTAGTAACCGATGATATGTTATATTTGACTTAAAGTTGGTAAAGTTACCACGTTCGTAGAAATATTTTTGCATTGCGACTATGCTACTACAACGACCAGATAATAGTCGGATGTGTATGCACCTGACGTGAATTTGACACTTGCCAACCCACTTGTCGAAATGGCAAGGTGTGCACTCGTTGCATCTTTATTTGCCACTAAAATTTCTTTTAGGTACACTGCTGAGAATGAAATGGCACTTATGTCCGCAGGGCATTCGCAGTCAACGTCAATCGAAATTCTATTGGTGTTCGTCGATGAGTGTCCGATTACAATCTGACCTCTATTTTCGGCAAGTGGTACGAATGAAAAGTTTGTTTCTTCTGGTAGTGCATTCTTAGATTTAATAAATCTATTCGTAAATGCATCATCGAGTTTAATGGCAATATTAAACTCAGGTAACTTGCGAGTGGTTGGGGCGGTTGGTATGACTCTTGGATCTGCTAGTATGTAGTTAACTGAACTATGTGAGTCCTCAAGTGCAAGTGCAATCACTTGTCCATTGCTCTTTTTAACTCCAAACTCAATGTCGGTATTCAACACACTCAACATCTTAACTAACTTGGTTGTATCGTATATACCAAGTTCAATATCATCATGCTCAAACTCAGACCATGTAATATTACCAATAACTGTTTTGTCATCTGATATAAAGGACGTTGATAATACATCACCCTCTACTTTCCACATCACGGACTCAACTAGCCCACCTAGTGAATACTTCTGAATGAATGTATTTATACTATTCTTATCCATATCTTTACTTTTATTTATGTTTGTGTTTTAATTCGTCGTTTGTGATAAAACTCGTTTTGTGTGCGTGCGAGGTAATATAGTAATTAAATTAAGCTATTCAAAATTAGAATGAAAAGAACTGCGATGCAGTCTTATTCACATGTTTGTAACTATCCCAATTAAGTGCACTATAAAAGTCGTCTAGTTTATTCTCAAGAATACTTGAGAACATTTTATCTGAGTCCATGTATGAATTAATAAACTCAACAATAATATCAGGATCACCACTACCTTTAATACCCATAGACCGCAGTCCGTAAGAATTATCTTTCAGATAAATCCATACAATCTTCTCACCATTTTTAATAGGTGGATATTTTTTATTCAACTTTTTTAGTTTGATTAAATCATTGTAGTATATGGCAGCCTTGACGTGCGCAGGAGTTCCCTTTGCAGTATTACCAAACTGACCGTTGCCTTTGTACTTAGTGAGTCCTTTTACACCTGTTGGTTTGCATATATCTAATAGTGGCATGTTCTTTAAACCAGACTTAAAGGTATTGATCTTCACATCTACAACGTCTTTACCTACACCATCCAATAAATCATCAAGAATACCAGACATGAATATTTTAAATGCCTTTGGGAAGTCGGATCGTTTAACGTCCAACCCCTTGACATCTACTCTACTCTTAGTTACTCCGTTCTCCCAAATAATTTTTTGCACATATCGTTTCTTAGCAACCCAAATACCCCTACGAGCAATGTTTTCTTGCTTTATTTCAAATCTATGAGATTTTATGTTATAAACTTTAGTTGCTAACAAGTCGTATGAATCATTAATATACCGCTGAATTTCGGTTGCAACTCCAGAAATTTTATCACACATAGTAACTTCATCATCTATGTGAATCGCTGGGTATCTTTTTCTAATGAGTGGTACTGCTGATAGAAATACAGAGTCTGTGTCCACGTAAATTACCCAATCATGGGTATGCGACTCTGTCTTTTTTATTTGCGTTATTTTCATGCGGTGGTGCTAGCCATATTAGTTTCTATTAAAAATCCTGATACGATGTCGTCATCTAGACGAATAGAAGATCCTTCCACGAGCATGGTCGCATCACCACGAACAATAGTATATTCTACATTACTAAATAAATAAACATCACCCGTGTCGGTTGATACCGTGATACGAGACCCCATCTCTTTGTTGTAGTAATAATTTGCAGCATTGGACGAAGATTTGATAATTTGCTGACCTACTGCAGTTACTGCAAGTGCATTATCTAAATCAAAGAATCTAAAAGACTTAAGACCCAATACTCCGTAGATACTATTAAGAAGTACTTTCTGAATTAACTGTCGTTGTTTATAAAATCTATATTTATCATCATCTCCCTCATTACCATACTTGGTCATCAATGTCTTATATTCACTACGTAAGTCAAACCAATCTTTTAAAATGGATGGTAGTACTCCTGCGACATCGGTTCTATAAATGATACCATTGAATGAAATAGAGTGTTGAGTTTCTTCAAGCATTTGTGCAAACTCGTCACATGTCAATTCAATAGTGTCACCTGACTCAAACATAGTCACGGATAACGTATCAACAGTTCGTTTATTATACGCAACGAAATCCCAATTCGCAACCTTTGCAAACTTCGTCTCAGGACTTATATTCAATGACATGATAATTGACGGATACATAGATGTCAAATCTAAATCATATATGTAATCATATCTACCAGGAACAGGCTCCTTAACAAAAGCACCTGCGAATCCACCATCACCCTCACCATCCTCGAGTTCAGGCTTGTTAGTTGCAACTCGCTTGCCATTACGTCTCAGATAGCACAGAATGGCACCTTCAATCCACTTGGATGATTGATATATACTTTCATATGGCACGTGTCCGATATGGCATATATCGACCGATAAATCAATTAATTTAAGTTTGTCTTCGAACTCCTTAACAATCTTAACATCGACTAAGTTATATTCAATAAATTTTCTAATGTCATTTCGTTTCAAGTCGTCGAGAGTTCCCTCATACTCAATCTTACCATATCCTAGTTCATACTCACCCACCGCATCGAGTCTATAACTCGAAAGTTGTGTAAATGTAAACTGCTTATATAACGTGATATAATCTAAGCAACTAACACCTGCAATGAAAAACTTCTCTTTTCTAGGATTCCACTTCACACGATTGATTGGTGATAGTTGGTTCGCTGTTGCTGCACTAAATACAGTCTTTATTCTATTGTATAGGTATGGTATATCAAAGAAATCAATGTTCCAACCTGTAACTATTGTTGGGTTACATTCCTTCCACTTGTTCAAGAACTTTGCAAGTAAATCTCGTTCCGAGTTGCATATAAATAACTTATAGTCATCGGATGAATCAGTGGATGTCAATTCATCATTTTCATCTAATATATAGACACCCCACTCATCCGTCGTCTGATCGAAATATGCAATGGACGTAATTGGATTGTTGCCGATTAGTGGATCTGGCAAATCTTCTTCTTCCATCGAAACCTCGATATCAAAGTAAAATTTATTCTGCCACTTAGGTGGTTCGTCTGATGCTCCGTATAATTCAACTAACAGTGCAGTTTCAGGTGACACATCCGACTCATATGTCTCATCATGTCGGGAAAACCATTCCGTTTTTCTTACAGGTACTCCTGTGAGTGTTTTATAATCTCCGTCCGCATCTGGAACAAACGCAGTTCGTTTCCATTCAAATGTATTATGTCCGTGCTCGTCGTCCCATAAGTCTACTTGGTATTTATTATAATCAATACTTTTTAAGGAAATGTTTTGGTATGCCATTTTTTATCTATTATTTTTTTTCAAATATCCATATTGGTTCACAGAACCTCATATCTTTAGTTTCGTCTGCTTTCACAAGACTACTATCGCTGAAGTCTGTGGTCTTAGCTGTACCACTGCCTCCATTGTTAGGTCGTTTTGCCATCTCCATCCCAATACACCCACGATATATAAGTCCTTGACTGGTTAAGTAATCATTCATTGGATTTGTTATTTCCAACCATCGTTTACCACCACCTGACGATGAGGTGTATACATCTGCAATATTTATTGCAATAGTACCACCTGACTTAACCGTTGGTATAATTTTACCCAATACTTTATGTAAAAAGTTTTCATTCCAATCTTCAATTTTTTTATAACGTACCCAACTCTGTGTATCATCGTATGAATATCGTTCCACAGAAAAGTAGGGTGGTGATGTGTATACTACGTCAAAATAATCTACATATGGGGAAAAATCAAAGTCTTCGGCAGGTGATTCAAAAAAATCAACCTTCTTTTCATTCTCAAAAAATCCAGTATGTGACTCATAAAAGTCAGACTGCTTTTTATACAATGCATGGTTCTCTGTTCGAGGGTCTATACCGACGTAGTGTTTAGTGGTCATTGCACTATAAAATCCTGCGAGTCTATCACCCCACCCCATACTAAAGTCTAATACGGTTTCGGCATTCATCATTTCATAAAATATCTTGGCAACGTTTGGTTTAAACTGTGCACAAATATATTTACGCAACCCAATCATGGTTCGCAACTCACGTTTACCAATAGAGGGTAGTTTAAGTGAATAGGCAGACCCCATGAGTGAGGTCATGAATTGTTTATTATTCCAGGTGCGTAACGGGCCTGGTGATACCGATCCATCGACACTCCATCGGTTTTCTTGTTGAAAATAATTGGAAGATAGATTACCCACATTGAGTCTACCAAAGTATAACTGCTTTCCATCATATTCGAACGAATACGTACTATCAGCAGACTTCCGTGGAAACCACTCACCCTCATTGAGAACCTCATTCCATCGAATACCTTTCAGTTTCATAAAGTCTACGTAAGCATCATGTTCAGTAATATCAGCGTATGGTAATGGATATTCCATCAAAACAGATGCCATTGCGTCTTTTACTTCATCTTTATCATATGTTTCTTTTATATAAGACCACTCGTCTTCTTCTATATAAAAGTACGGTTTCATTCCTTTAAACTTATTAAAATAAGTCTTTACATCAATCATATGTCTGTTCTGAATGTTGCATCTCTCTCAACGCACGTGCTCATGTAATCTGCCCAATGTAGTATGTACTGTATATTAGACCTCAAGTAGCTATCTGGATTGAATACTTTGTAATACTTTACATTATCTTCATCAAACATACCATCGGTTAATTTTATACCAAAGTACTCATTTTCATTATACTTAATGCCGTATTCATTTAGTAGAAAAAATGTTCGATCGGTGTGAGTCATATAAGAATTTTCTGGATTTCTTTTATACATGTCACCACGATTTTTAATATGCCATTCACTATCATTTGGTATGTAGTGGGGGTGGTTACTATGTCCTAGTTTACCTAAGTCATGGTGAAATGCAGCAAATAATAATTCTTCATCTGTGAAATTTATAAAACCACCAACCGACTCGTATAACTTTTTCATCTTCAACGAGTTCTTTACAACATTCATGACATGATCTATGTAACCACCGTCGTGTGCGTAATGAAAGTGAACATTACCTGATGCAGGTGATGTCATTAAGTTCATACCTAGTTCATTTTCTGAGTACATAAACAATAACCGTTCCAGTCGTTCATCTGCAAAAGTTAGTTCAATTGCCTTGATGAAATTAGAATAATTATCTATTAATTGATCTTGGGTGTGTTTTACTGTAACTACATTTTTCATAATGTTTTTTATATGTGTTTCCACGTTTTTCTATTAACAATTTCTTTTATATTCCACTGTGACACCTTAAAATTCTTTGCAATTATGCTCAAAGAATGCCCACTCTTATATAACTTACGAATCGTATGGATTTGATTCGAAGTCAGTTTGGAGTTTGGGTGTAATTCTCCAACTAGTCTCATGTTTATTTTTGTTTGAATGAAAAGAGAAAACCTACTCCGTTCAATCGGAATAGTTCACTTTAATATAGTGGTAATATCTAGTTTTTCCAATAAATGATTGAATATCGTCTGAATGATTGCAGTATCCACATATGCAATGTAAATATCATCCGTCAGAAATGATTCGTACCCAAGGTTTCGCATTATCTCAGATGAGCATACTACAAAGTCCCACGTCGCATGCTTCTTTTCAATCATAAGTTCCCATTGTGTATATGCATACTTATCTACAGAGTTCATCCTGGGGGTGCAGAAGCTATACTCAGATGCATACAGATGTATGATATACTCACCGAGTTGAATTGGTGCGAATGGGGACTCAACATCAAGTGAGTCATACTCATCATACTCATCGTCGTCAAAATCATCATCATCATCGTCGTCGTCGTCGTCGTCGTCGTCGTCATACTCATCGAAAAATTCAGATATTGTTATATCATCCTCTTCCCAATATCCAGTTTCTTCATTGAAAATATACAATCCAGTGTCGCTGGGTAGTGGAGGTAACTCTCGTTTTTCACCTGTCTTCGAGTCGTAAAAATGCGTAGTAGAGTCATGCGACCTGATATTATATGACCCTGGTACGTCCGTTTCTAATTGTAAGTATTCTCTAAAGTCTACATGCATAATATCTACGTTTTTGTCGTTACCCATAAATATATGTTAACCTCTAATATTGATATGTTTTAATTGATGCTGATTCTTCTCGGTTAAATGCAACCCAATCCAAATTTAAGTGTAGGTCTACTGCGATATCTCGAGCACGTTTCCATGCATCCACTTCATTCTCGTATAATCCTTTTTTAAATTTATCCGATCTGACTTCATATAATTTGTATTTATTAACTCCGGTCGGTGTCTTTGGTTGAAGTGCATGACCGCATTCATGTAATAAAGCAATCAATCCATTTTTTTCTAAATTATAGTTATGGTGAATTACGATTCGATTTACGTAATGTCCCATAAACGAAGTGCCCTCTCCCATTAGTACGTCTGTATCATTCACGTGCTTTATCCAATTACATAACTTATCAAATTGCGAAATAATCATACGTCGGATTCGTTTGTATTATATTGCTGCCATCCTATTTTAAATGTCATTAGTAGCATCACGGTAGCCCAACTCTCCAATACGGAAAATAAACCTGGTAATATAATGTTGATGATATAATGTAATATTAAAGATAATACTAATATCACTGCAACTCCAGTTACATAGGTTTTAAAGTTTTCGTTAAATTTCATGCGAGTGCTTGTATATTATTAATTAAAAAGAATAAGACCACACAAGTGGTCTTATGGTTAAACATGTTGAATTACTTAGATTACTTCGATAATCTTAGATTCTTTAACTTGCTTGACAATGAAGTCAAGTCCAATATTCAGTGCGTTTAGGTGTGAAATTACTTTAGACTCGGTTTCAGTGACAGAGAGTGAGTCAATTAACAACACCTCTCGTCTTTTCTTCTGCTTACCACTGTCGGTATCTTCGGTGTACTCTACTGTTGCTTCGAAATATTTTGCTGTTGCCATTATGTTTATTATTTATTAATATTTACGTGTTCGAAATTCAATATACATTTATAATCTGTAGTTTCAAAATTAGTTGAACATTACCCAAAGTCTTTTTTAGGCTTGAATACGTCATACTTAGATTTCAAATTAGACTTTTCCAGTTTACTCTGCTCTACACTAACCGCTGCATTATCTGCATATACGTCGTTAATGTGAAACTTGCCAATAGAAGTATCCATATCGGCATAAAACGTCATTCCATCAGGCCCGAATCTATTTTTAATAACATGGACTCGTGCTTTATTTGATAGCTTTTCAACATCTTTGCGCATTAGACTTATGATAAAATCTGCAGTCATTACTTTCTTATAAGAGTCTGCAATCAGGTCAGCGCCAATGACATCAGTAGAACTACCTGCTCGATTGGACTGAGATGCTGTCCACATGGGTATTTGAAACTTCATGCTCATACCTCGAAGTTCTTCGTATATACCACCCATATCTTCATAATCATTTCCACTTGAAAATTTATTTCTTCCTAGTAAGTCTGCATAGTCAAGAATAATTAAATCAATATTTTTCAATTGAAGAACTTTTTCTATATACATCTCTAGTCCTTGTACAGTAACGCCACGAGTTGGAAATTGCTTAATGTCGATAGATCCTGGTACTTTGTCAAGCGCTGCTATCAGGTAACCCTCATTATCTCTCAGTACTGGAAAAGGTTTACCTGTTAGCATCATATCATATCGTCTACCAACATAGTCCGCCGATAGTTCCAACGTTATATGAAGAACATTGAAGTTATTCATCGCTGCATTGAATCCGAGGGATGATAGTGCCCATGACTTACCAACTCCACTAGGTGCTACTATAACTCCAATCTCACCACCACCAAGGCCACCATCGGTTATATTATCGATAGCATGCATGTAGGTGCGTTGTGGACTCCGTATGTTCTCTAATCGGAGAGATACGTGCTCTTTCCAGTTATGACCTATGTCCTTAGACATACCTGCCTTCATGGCAGTATCTATTTTTATCTTTATAGTATCATAGTCACCACGTTTGAGTAAGTCGGCTGATTCAATAATTGCCATCTTTAACTTTTGATTTTTACAGAATGTTTCAAATTGGTCTTTGATAAATTCTAAATCATCTAAGTTTTTTGAAGTGTATATATTCTTTAAATCATTCTTAACCGTGTCCGCAAATGAATCAACTGAAATGCCTTTTACTTCGAGTGAATATACATCAAGTGTAATAGATTTTTTATAAACCGTAAAGTATTCAACTGCAGTTCTAACTATCCATTGATGCGAGTCGGATTCGAAATAATCGGTATCTAGAATTTCTAGAACATCTTGAAGGAACTGAGAGTCATGTATCAGAGAATATATGATTTTTACTTGAAATGCTTTCCCAAACTCAGCAAGAGTATCTATGTATTTTGTCATTTAATGGATGCTAAAGAAGGTTTTTGACAACCACTCAGGGGCATTCCGCAATGCATGAGTTAGTCCGTCTTTTTGTAACTTAACTAAAAATTTCATTTTATTTAACCCTGCTATTGGTTCTTCCACACATCCACGAATCCGTGTTTTGATATCTATTGGAAAGTTAAATAGCTTTAAGTTCATAAGTTTATCATTTCTTTCAATGATGTCAAAACTCGTAATCAAATTTTTGATTGCCTTTGGTTTATCAATAACTTCATTTAATTTTTTTTCAAACTCATCAATACTCAATGGAGTATCGTTTATTAAATACGATAGATGCTTTTGAATGGTCTTTGGGCCAATTCCATGGACTCCATTAATGTTATCCGATTTATCCCCCTCCATAGTTCGTTTAATAACCATGTTACATGGATGTACTAGGTATTCTTTAATAACACTATCTACGTCATATAACTTTTTTTTGGTGGGTGAATACACGAATGTGTTATGATTTATTAGCTGAAGAAAATCTTTATCAGTCGACATGATATAAGTATCATCCTCGGTGTGATAGTGTTCATTAATGTATGCAATCACGTCGTCGGCCTCCACTCGGTCTACTATGATAACTTGGATAGGTAGCATTTCTAAGTAGGAAGATAATGCAAACATTTGTTCTTTCATGTTTAACAGTTTCTCTTCCTCCGTTGCGAAGTCTTCTTGACGATTCATACGAATTGTCATCTTACGACCTGCTTTGTATTCTTTTAAAATACTTTTACGTCTACTAGAACCACCTTTACCATCAAATACGCAATATATTTTATTAATATCTAACATTCGAACCACGGAACCTAAACTTAATAGACTTCCTATGACGCCACCCACAGGAATTCCATTAATGTCAGTTGCAGGACTTGTTGAATATGCTCTAAAAAATAAATTTAGTGCATCTACAATGAGAACTCTGCTCATACATCAACCCGCATCGTCTATAAACTCAATTTCAGTAGAGTCCACGTCCAATTCGTCTGATCTGTATTTCATGACCATCACCGCACAAATTTCAGTATAAAACTTCTTTTTTAATGTATCATCTGATTCCATTAATTTGGTAAAGTCTTTTGCCTGAAATCTATACTCTTGTATGACTTCTCCTGTAGTTTCATCTGCTAGATCATATGAATACCATGCACCACCTGATTTAATAATACTGAAGAGTTTCAATGCTTTAAGCCAAGATGAGTAGTCATCTATACCTCGATCAAAATAAATCTCGAAGTCTGCTTCTCGTTGCGGTGGCCCCATTCGGTTTTTCATAACGATAGCACGAGTCTGCACACCAATAACGGAGTCTGTACCATTGACTTTCTTTTTAATCTTACCAATTGCTTTGAGACGGATACGTACTGATGCATGAAATGCAAGTGCCTTTCCACCTGATGTGGTATATTTGTCACCAAACATAACTCCCATCTTCTCTCTTAGCTGATTAGTAAATACTAATAAGATACTTTGCTTTCCTATCATGTTTGTAATCTTTCTCATCGACTTTGACATGATAAGTGCTTTAGCAGTCGCATAGCCATCCTTTCCGTAATCAGAATCCATTTCTATTTCAGTAGATGCTGCAGCAACCGAGTCGACGACGATTGTAACCAATCTATCTTTCTCAGATGCTCTAACTTTTTCTATGATAGTTTCGATAGTTTCGAATATACGTTCTACTGTATCAACTCCGATATATAACAATTGTGTCACATCAACCCCAATTGCACTTAGGTACTCTTGGGATACTGAGTTTTCGGTGTCAATGTAGACCGCAACTCCTCCTTTTTTTTGCGTATTCGCAAGAAGGTGTGCAGACATTAGTGACTTTCCAGACGCCTCGAGACCTGATAACTCTGCTATTCTACCAACAGGCAAACCTCCGTTTGGTCGGTTGGCAATTGCTAAGTCAAGTATTGAACTGCCTGTAGAAACCCAGTCTTTAACTTCAGCTGGAGATTCTTGCGTAGTACCTAAGTTATATGCAATTGTCTCGCCTTTGTATTTTTTATTGATACCCTCAGCGAGGATATCAATTAATAAATCATCTTTATCCATCTAGTTTAATTAAGAATTAAATAATGAATCGAATGCGTCTTCTACGTCACTTGTGATTTGTTTCTTAGGTGCGGTAGTCGACTGCTGTACCACACCTGACTTAAAAGGAGCACTATCGTCACGTAACTCAGCCGCTGTCTTTGCTTCTTCATTAACTTTAACTGCATTGTCTGATGTGGCAGTTCCATCTGTAATACTATCGTCATCTACATTCAGATATGCAGTGAGTTCGAGTTCCAACTCCGAAAAAGTCTTTGCCTCATATATGTCTGATACTATAATCTGTTCGTCGAACATAGACTTTAATTTGGCAGCATCGTCGAATGCGAGTGATGGATTTGGTTTAACACGAATCGTTGTCTTTGGATATCCAGTTTCTGGCTTCTCAAACTCAACAACAATGTCACGACCCTCTTTAATATCTGTGATGTCACCATAATCTGGATCAGCAATGTATCCGAGTAATTGCTCGTACACAAGTTTACCAAATGCCCAATACTTAATTCCCTCACTTTCTTCACCACGCACTAGCACAGGAACATGAGTTCGCATCTTTGGTTCGAACTTCTTACTTTGTTGGTAAGATTCTTTATCACCCGTTTTCCGTAGATTCATAGAGAAATCGTAGATAGGGTCTGATAAACCATACGATCTCGGTGACACGATGGTCTTACCATTAAAGTCATAGTGAAAAAACATTTCAATAAATGGATTCTCAGGTGTTTCTTTATAAGGTAATATACGAACGGTTTGCTTTCCCTCGGATGGTTTCCAAAGATTTGCAGTTTTACTGTTCTTATTTTGAAGTTTATTTAACTTCGCCTTAATGGCATTGATATCTAATCCCATAAGTGTGCCTCAATTGTTATTTTTTATTTGTTAATTGTTAATTGTTAATATAACACATATATATCATGTATCAAAAATTTCATATAGATTGGTTTTTCGTTCAACCAATCCATTGGAATCCGTCAATAATACAGAGTTTCTATAGTTATTCCAAATTATTCGATATCTACTGTCAACTTTACCTGTAACTGCCTTTGAGATTTCATTGATTGCATTGATGGTGTAGATCGTATTGCTCTCTTTCTTTCGATGAACTAGCATTGTCTTGGGTGGTTTATTTGCATAGTTCATCTTGTGAATATTATATGTCAGATATATTATGTTTGGATTATCCACCGACTGTAATGTAAATATTCTGCCATCTATTGGGGTGAAATATGAGAGCACCTCTGTAACAGACGATGTTAGTGTATCTACGGTCGAGAATGTTAGTAGTAATTGTATATTCATTTATATGAGTCCATTGTATTTGACCGATAGATTGTAAAATTGCCCTAGCTTACGCTTACCTGGATGACCTGCCTTGTTTGTTCGAGTAGACATTTTTAATATAATCTCACTCGATTCGGATGACAACTTGATGAACCAATCTTGCTTGCCCGTGTTGGATTCATATGCAGTAACATCTACGACACCATCTATGAACTCTCCTAATACACCTTTATCAGATAGCACTTCGCAGTTAGAGTCAAGTGCTTTGACCGTTATAGTAGGAGTGTCAAGTGTTTGATGTAAAATTTCAGACTTAATATATGAAACTGCCGTCCTCGGGTTTTCGTTAATCAAATTAATCAAGTACTTTTTTATAGTTTTTAGTTGTTTGTTATAATAAGTATTGTATAACTCGTTATTAGTTGCAGAAAACTCTTTCAGCATGGTTTGAGTTACAGTTCGATTGGATGCGTCATACCCATCGTGCGGTGATATTGTGTCTAACTTTGAATATACTTTATCATATAATTCACTGCGGAGTTGTAGTAATAAATCAGTGCGTTCAAAGAATTTGAATATTGGTTTTACGTAGGTGTTGAGTAGTGGTTCGGCTGAGCTTTTCGTTCCTGCCTTTAAGCTAATACCAAGCAACTCATTAGTGTCTTTGTATTGAATGTATATATCACCTGCATTGGATCGTGACACCCCATTCGGTTTAGTTCGATACCCCCAATATACATTACATATCGGACGCTGTGCGTCCATGGTATATAAGAATTTAGTAATTCCTATTGCATTTTTTATCTTTTCTTCGTACTTCGAACTAGTCTTAGTACGAGTAATCATATCAGATAAAGCTTTCTTATCCGATGCAAATACACAGTTTAATAGTGAAACATCGACACTTTCAATAAACTCATAAAATGAATCAATATTGGTCGGATGATACCCAAGTTCAAATGCAATGCATGGGAAAAACTCAGTGATGGATGCATTGAGTGTTGTTTCACTCATACCACCTGATATCGGTTTAAATAGTATTAAAATATTCTTATTAGAATATGTGAATGACAGTCCGCCAACCGATGAGTATGATGTATCTTTAACTAATACATCATAACCATCAATTAGAAACTTATTTAATAGTTGTTCTCTACATGATTCTCTATCATGTGACCTTATAATAATAACTGTTCTTTTACTAGACGATTTACTTGAATCTATCGTATAATTTAAACTAGAAAAATTACTTAATAATTTATTAATAGGCGAAGTTTTTGTTAGCATAACCTTTTTTTTTTAATTAATTGTACAAGTGCGTATCTGAGGTGAGTTCTGCATGTCGTTCGAGTATCTCGTCAACTACAGGATGTCTATGATTTTTGAGCAATTCAAAACTACCAATATTGGCAGATTCTTTTAATCGACTCATGAACCACATACCACTATCATTCCGTTTGCGCAAGTCGACTTGTTTTAAGTCACCGCAAATAATCATTTTAGTGCCAATTCCAATTCGTGAAAGAACCATTAAAGACTGCTCTTCGGTTAGGTTCTGTGCCTCGTCTACAATAACGAGTGAATTTGTGAATGTCCGTCCTCGCATGAAGGTAATCGGAACAATTTCTAGGACTTTACTTTCAATTAACTGATCATATAACTCAATCGAAGTATGGTCTTGGTCATTGTGTAGTATTGTTTTGAAGTTGGAGTATATCGGCGACATCCACGGCCCGAGTTTATCTTCAATTCCACCAGGTAAAAATCCATTATCTTCAGTGGACACCGTCGGTCGAGTGATTACAATTCTATCGACCTCTCTTTCTGCAAACTTTTTCAGTGCAGTATAACAACTTAGGAGTGTCTTACCACTTCCCGCCTTGCCGGATAATACGGTCAAGGTCTTTTGTTCTATTAATTCATCTGCTTGTTTTTGTTCAATGTTTAGTTTTTTTTCAAATTCCTTTATCTGATATTTCAGCTTTTTCAACCTGAACTGAGAATTAGAATGCGTACCCATCAATACCTCTTAGTGTTTTGTTTTCACGTTCACTAATAAGTATCTGAAATCTTTTATATATTCGTGCTATTTTAAGTCTTTATAGTTCGCACCGCACTGAACACTTACCTTGAAGTGACTGCCTTCGAGGATCTTAGAAACTTCATCTAGTATGGTTGATTCATCTGGATGTACATCAAGTAAAAATGCATCATATATATACAATATTAACTTGGACTTCTTATCAGATAAATATTGATTTAATTGTCGTATCTTGATAAAGTTTATCTCAGACTCGAATGCTTGTAGAAAGTAATTAAATGACTTTTGTTTAGAAAACCCATCCGTATTTATTTTTCGTTTATAAATCGGACTTTCTATGTGGGATTTATCTGCAAATGAATCTATCAATGTTCTCGCATTTTTATAGAAGTCTATGCTAGTTAATTCATCTGGAATATTTCCGTATAAGTGATAAAATGTTTTTTTCTTACTTTCCGCCAACTGCTCGTCGGTTAGGAGTTCTGCGTTGTAGTAGTGTTGTCCAAGTTGATAATGTAACGAACTATCACGACTCACCGCTGTGTGGGTGTATTTTGCTATTATATTCGGGTGGAATGCCTCGTAATCGAATAAGGCAAGGTAACCATCGGTAAATCGGGATACGTACCTAGAACGAGTGTTATCGTCCTTTCTGAGGGCAGCGTAGTTGACCTTGTTGAATCGGTTAGATGGCCTGCCTGTATAGTTCCATAGATAGTACTGAGAGTATTCCCACCCATCTGTGGTTCGTAGTCCGTTTGATTCAATTGCATAGAACGAGTCAATTGTTTCTATATAGTTTATGTATGTATCAGTTTCTATAATAGGTAGATAGTCGACGAACTTATCAATATAATTTGAGTTTTTTTTGAAAAAATTATAATACGCATCGTATAAAATGCTTAATGGAATTAGTCTATTAATATTATTAAATGAATTCCACTTTTCATAATATGAGTCTAGTGTAGGGAGTTGATCAAATCGATCACCATGTAGAAAAAATATTAATGATAAATCATGTGGGTTACATTCTAAATTACGCCACGACTTTCGGTCGACGGTGTACACCGACATGTCTTTAAATATACCAATGATGTTATGCAACGATAGTTCACCGAAAGCCTCGGTGTGATCTATTGGGACAATGAATGAGTCCGAGCATGATATGTCTGTGATATATAGTGCAGTAACAGTCGTATTTGATGGATGTGTTCTATGCTCCGTTTGAATTGGTATTAGAATCCACTCACGATTGTCTATATTTAATGCTAATTCTTCAAGAGAATCTATTATCATGTCTAAAAAATTGTAACATATTTACGAGTATGGAATGTATTGATGGAATTATGGCAGATGCTCGCTTAACTTCATCTGCGTTTCGACTCCTGACAAACTCTTCCGTTCCGCTAATATACCAATTAATTATGAGTGTACCAAAATAAGGTGAGTTTTTGATTTTTGTATAGGTATTTCTATTAACTTCATATACAATACCATCAAATTTTATTACAAAAAATCTTCTAATAGATTCAGATGAACTCGTTACTATAATTTTTTCATTTGTTACTATTGGTATAGGTTTATATCGTATGTTTAATTGAGTCATGATTCCTCGTCGTGGTATGTTGGTCTGAATCTTGCCTCTAACTGAGTCACCCATCCATTTGAAGTGACTGTATGTTGAACATCCATTACGCAGAATTGACCACGGTCACTGTATGCACTTGGTATGCCACTTACTTTAAAGTACTGTAATGGGTTTATTCCACCAATACCACGTGTAGATAATGTCAACTTAGACTCGAGTAATGGGTGAATGCCTCCAAGTTTTCTAAGTTCAGGAGTTTGTGATATTGTTTCCGATTTATTTCGTCGGGCAACTAATATTAAATCTTTTGCTTTACTAAAGACTAATGGAATTCTCTCAATTTTATATATGGATTTAAGTTTATATAAAATATCAATATCTGTTATTGGGTCATTTCCCGCAATCGTAATCTCGTCAAGTGCATCAAATGATGAATTAAAACTACCAATGGACGTATCATTTACTTGCACAGACGCATCCTTATCTACAAAAAATATACCATTATAGGATAACCTAACGTCATCATCGAGTTTACGAGCTAGCAATCCATTTGCCGATTCTACCACACCCATCGGAGGTGGTGCGCATGGGTTATCATCTACCACTGCAGTTGAACGAGTATCACGTTTGCTCATCAGTTTTTTTAATTTAGTCGCACGTACGTCATTGACGGTTAATCCGTTTTCATGGTTGGTAAATATGGATAGGTGTAACTTTTCAGAATTACCATCTCCACTCGTGTATCCGAGTGCTTGTGAGTATACATAGTCACCAAGTAATCCAGCAAGTCCAAGATTGTAGTTAGCAGATAATAGCATGCTATTTTTGGAATCGAATTTAAATACATACGGTTTGATAGTTGTATCCAATTTGGTAGAACTCAGTGGTACAACCGTCACCATGGGTGTTTGTGTAGTTTCATCGATTGCTTCCATTACAACTAGGTCTAATATATTACCAGTGGCATTGTCTAAAATTTCTATCAACTTTTTCATAACATCGATCGGCTTTCCGAGTGAGTCTTTATATATTTGAGAAAATGTATCAAACTTTATATAAGCATTCGCTAAGTTTTCTTGAGATGGAGTTATACGGCGATTGTCATCTTGACTAACTAATTTTGGTTTAAAATATTTCTTAGTAACTTTATACTTTCTACGTTTATCAGTAACTGCAGCAGCGATCCTGGCGGCTCCTATGGCACCACGTACAGGATTTAGTATAGATACTGCGGCGGTTTTATACACCTCTTTTACTACATTAGACGATGATATATCAGAAATTCCATATGAAAGTATATACTTATTGTGTATCTTACCAACATCCGACGAAATTGCAGGAGACAGTCTATAGTCACCACTTTCATCATGTTTACTTGCAATATTTACATACATTTCTTCTCGAAATATTAACACATCATCAGTGTATGATACAATAGGAATTTCATTAGATTTATCTATTATTAAATTATTAGATATTCCGGTAAGAACACCCTCTTCCTCGAGTATATCGACAGGTTCTCCATTGCTTAAATCAATCCCAGTTTTGTTTAATATGTATTGGTCAATTGTATCCTTTGGACGAACTCGTAGGAATTTCAAAATAGAAGATATAGTAACATATGAATTAGAATTATTTCCAATAAGTTCAATAATATTAGATGGTGTATCTGGATTATTTTTATAATTACTTAGATTAGTATCATAAAACATCTTTAAATAAAAATCCAGCGATTGCTCATCCCACCCAGGACACCTAACACCGGTGTCAGACCCACCTATATTGGCAGGTGATTTTACTTGTGATAGTTCCGATGATATAACATCAACAGACACATCGTATCCGAGATTTTTATTTAAATCAAAATTAAAGTTATTTATAACACCAAACATAAACTCATAGTCACCTTCAGAGTCTAGCACTGTTTTATTGAATTTGCCATAAAAGTCACCATCACCACCAATACTGTCCGTCATTAGTTTAACATCAGCTGCACTGAAAAAATCGGTGTTATTGATATTCTTCGAATTATTACCCCATTCTAAAAAAATTGCATTAGCAGGATTAAACAAAAACGGAACTAAAAATTCTAGCTGCTCAAGACTATTAACAGTGAAATTCAATTGAGCAGTTGTATAGTAACCAGCGCTCTCACCGCATTTTGCCGTGAGTTGCGTCAATGTGGGTGGGGGAACTCTACGTGGATTTTTCAATTTAATAGGGACGGATCCATTTGAGCTAAATCCAATGGTACGACCTATCACTTGTGAAGTCGCACTATACATATCATCAAACGATGTATCGAACGTCAAAGTCAGTCCATCTAGAGTACGTTTCATGTCATCTGCTAAGACATCAGAAGCAGATGGTAGATTGTTATTATTACCGGTGGTGGTCTTAGATGATTCATACGTGACTTCTTGCATGCAATTAATGCGAACAAATGGTGTAGTATTTATTGCATATGATTTGAATCCATCAATAGATGCAGGATTTCCTGCGTTCTCTCGAGCAAGCAATGATTCAGACACACTTTCATCAAATGGTCTTATTTTTATCTGCTCTCCTCCGTTTATAACAATTTTCATTTAGTTTAGTTCTTTGATAGTATTAAATATAGTTTGAATGTCAGATGGAATTCTTAAAAAAGTTAAGTTTTTGACGAACAATGATGGTTCACCTATATTATTATACACAGCGATAACCCACCATAGTGTTGCGTCATTAAAAAACTGTTGTGCAAGTGCATCCAATCTAGTTGAATTATTGACACTAATGACAATGTCCGATGAATTTTCTACGAACGATGGTAGTATTAGTGAATTATATTTCTGCTTACCATCAGTTCTCGTACCAGTTTTTGCGTATTTTGCTCTACTCATGTGTGTGTTTTTAATATTTGTTATGCTAAGAACTTAGGAGTACCTAGTGTGATATCATATAGTTTTGGATTTGATTCTGATTGTAGAAGTGTGCCATTTATAGTAATACTCATTCCACGTGGTTTGCCCTCGGAGTGTACTAGGTCTTCGTCAAAAATAAATGTAGAACTTTGTATAAAAAATGGTTTATCAATCAAGTATCGTCCAATTGATAATTTAATAATGTTAGGTTGCATTATATTAGTCGATGTATATGAATGTGGGTATGATAATGATGCCAATGCATTTAGTTTTTTGTATATCACATCAATGTCGTCCTTATCGTCTGCAAATATTCCAAATGTAAATGTAATGTTTCGTGAAGTTCCTGTATATGATGGGTATCTTTCAGGACGTCCAATGTAAGTTGCATCATCATACGTAGTCGTTAATGAGTCAGTTAGTCCAGTGAAGTTTGCCATCCTAAACAATAAACTCTTATTTTCATTTGTGATATCAAATTTTATTATATAATCAGTATCATCCGTAGTACTCTGTGGGGTATCGATCGGGTCGACGTATGTTTTCTCAAACATTGAGTTGAACTTCGTATCGATAGTATCGATACGAAACTTCGTATCGATACGAGAATGTCTACTGATAGACATGAGATCTAGTTCCGACTGAGTTTTGGCACGTAAATCACCAATCGTGAGGTTATAATATAAGTCACGCACACCATTGATTTCTTCTTCACGCATCTTTGGACTACCATCCTCAGACTTTCTAATACCACGCATAAATTGCTCACGTAGATTATTCGCAAGTGCATTTCCTCTACGAGTGACTCCACGAGTCACCTCTTGCTTTGCGTTTTCGACAAATGCGTTCGCAAGTCTGCGTGGATTTCGTAAGTCGTCTAACCCAACTCCTATACTATTGCCTAGTTGATCAACAACCGACCGAGTCAGTGATTTTGATAAATCAGATAAAAACTCAGTCGCACTTGGTGGTTTTATACTATTTACATATGCTTCTTTCTGCCCAGTGAATGTACCTAACAAAGGTGGTGGCATGTCGGATATTGAGTCCGATCTCACCGATACGTCTCGTCTCTGTGTGGTTTGGTATGAGGACTTAGCGTTTGAAAATATAGATTTGGTGTAGTTAGGCATGTCCGAAGTACTATCTGACCGAGATGCTACAAACGCCTCACGTTGTTCTATATACTTTTGTATTTGTTGTTTAATATTCATATTATCTCAGTGAGTTTGCTATCCCACTACTAAGTTTTTTACTATCTAAATATACATTTGCATGCACACCATTCTGTTTAATTGATACTAATAATGATTTGACTTCTTCCATTAATGCATTATTAGCATTCGTACCACCTGAACTCTGTACCATTGCACTAGGGTTTGTCGTTGCAATTATATAATCACGTGGATTGGTTTTGACTATATCACCTTTTGGTGTTATAATACCATCATTAATTGAAGTTACCTTTTGAGACGAACTACCACCTTTTATCGAAAGTCCGTCACCTGTCATAAAGTCTATAAAATTAAATGAGAGTTTGAGTGATCCAGAAATAAGTCCATGTATCAATGTGGCAACACTCTTTAAAGAGTCGATTATCTGTTCGAATCCCCCACTTTGTAAAAAATTAATTAATTGATCAGCTGCTTCTTCGAATGATTTTTGGACTGTTGGAGATGATAATATTCTGAATAATCCTGCTTCAAGTTTACGTGTTATTACATCCAATCGACTCAATGCAGTCTCTCGGGTACGTGCATCGATTCTGCCAAGATTACCCAACTCTTTCCTAACTCGGAGTTCACGTCTTAGTTCCGCAACCGTTTTACCTGTCACTTCTTGGATTGCTTTTGCTTGCACGAAGTTCATCTGACCTGAATCTAGAATTGATTCGAATTGATTCAGCATCTCTTCATTAGACGCATTCAACTGCCCATCCCATGCGAGTTGTCTTGCCTTGTTTAGATTAATCTGCCGACCGAGTAATGCAGATGTTCTAAATTCTGACGATATTGACGACGTAAAGTCAAGCAACTTAGCAGCTGAGTTTGACGCGGTTGTCAAAGAAATACCAAGATTGGTTGCTCGTACAGATTGCTGTGCAAGTTGATGCAGTGTCAAATCAAACTGAGTTGATACTGCATCAAAACTGTCAACTAAATTTTTAGTTATCGCAGGCCCTAGTCTACCAAAACTTGCAACTAACTTAGCAGATTCTGTCGTTGCATCTGCGATAGATGAATTAGACAGTTGTGTGAATATCGTAACTAACTTTGCCGCCTTCTCAGATCCCAATCCAAATACCTCACCCATCTCAGCTGCGGTTGAGACTATGTCACTTGTTATTTGAATGGCAGGTGATAAGTTATTAATTAATCGACCTGCGTATTCACCTGCAAGCGCAACATTACCCCCAAGTATAGATGTATTTGCCGTAGCATTTAGTAATAATAAACTAAATGAATTGTCGAGTGCACCAACGGTATTCGTTAATGCTGCTGCAGCATTGTCAACACCCAACACTATGTCTTTGATTTTAGAAAGCACAAGCACGACGGCACCCATTGCAAGAGAAAGTCCAGCCGTTGCGAGTCCGATAGAAAGTCCAAGCATAGAAAATGACTTAGCTAATACAGATGCACCTTGTTTTCCAGATTTAAAAAAACCACTAGATAGGTTACGCAACTTCGCAAATGAACCACTTATTTCAGAGGTACCTTGGTACACACTCTTCATTGAGTGAGAGAATTTACCTGTCGCACGTGCGATTCCACCATCACCGAATGCACCAGTCATCAGTTGTTTGCCTGCACTTTCACCACCTCGCATGCTTCTAAATGCCTGCTGTGCACTTCGGACACCACGTGATCCTCTAGCCTCTTTTATCTGTCTCTTTCGTGTTTCTCTATCTTGCTTATTTTTATAAGCATCAAAATCTACTATCTGTTGCCTGTGGTGTGCAAATACCTTATGTGCTTCTTTTTGAAATGCAAGTGCGTTTTTTTGATTCTTATAGTTGACATGTGACATTTTAATAATAGCATCATCATACTTAGCCGTCTCTTTAGTCACTGCTAATTGAGATGCCATAGTCTTTAGTATTGTCTGATACGTCTTGCTCAACTTGCTTAATTGATCTGCGTCGTATATTGGTAAATCTGCCATATTGAATTTCTAGTTTTGCTACTAACTATAAATATGCCTGAACAAAAAAACCCACATTAAGTGGGTTTCTTTTTATTTCGTTCTTCGGATAGCTTATTAAACTCAGAAAAAATAAATCTTCTCTCTCCGATGGTTAAATCTAGGATGTCTGAATACGTATATCCTTGAGAAAATTGTAAGAAGTAAAATATTTGTACTCGTAAGTCAAGTCGGTACTTAGGAGGTAGGGTAAAAAAAGTTAACCCCGATTGGGATATCTACCTCTTCTCCGTCAATAGTTAACGTTAAGTCAATATCAGGTGCCACTATGTCTAAAAACATTCGAACACCAAGGCTATCAACCGCAAGCATCTCATTATGGACAAAGTCTTTAATTACTTTCTTGTCAGTAACACCGTCTAGTGATTGTATAATCCGAGTCAGTCTGGTTGTTACCTCACCGATTGGCAATCCTTTAGACTTAACTGATTCTATGTCGTCGGATAATTCACGAGATTCATCCCCATTAAGTATTTTGAGAATAACAGTTTTACCTGACTTTGGTAGTTCATACTGTATAAGTGGTGAGTTGTTAAATAAGTCAGGATTACCCTTAGTTCCAATTGCAGATAAGTCTATCGTGTGCGATTTACCATCTTGTGTGAATGAATACGAACTACCATACCCAAGTATCCTAGTTTGTAATAAGACCATTTGCTTATCACCTGTTAGTAAATCATTGGAAGATACTCCCTCCGTAACGATAACAGCATCTAGTAATTTTTGCAGTACTAGTCCTTTTTCAATATAAGACTCGGTCGTCAGTATATCTTCCTCACGGGCTGTCATGTATTTTATTTCAACAACACCACTCGATAGTGGATGACTTTTTGGATAAAGATTACCTTTAGATGGTAATTCTATAATTTCTGTTAACATATAACTTTTTTTGTTTTTTTAATATTACTTTCGAGAAACTCGTTTAATAATTGGTACAAGTCGTAACTTATTTGTGTTGGGAATCTTTATTAATGCAGAATTTTGTTCGACGTAAGTTTCTATAGAGTGCACCGATTCGATGTGCTTATTCAGCCATCTGCTGGTTTTGTATTCTTTTCCGCACGTTTGACATATTAGCATGTTAAAAATTCTCATAGATTAACTTAATATAAGAATCTTTAAGTGCAATAGCAACATTGTCCATAATCTTAGAATATTAAAATTCTAATGTTGCATAATCAAATGATAATGTAACAGTAATGTCCATTAAATCATCAGTTGAGTAGTCTAGTTCATTAAAATTTGCCGTTTCTATAAAGGTTCCCTTCAATGTCCATCGTTCTACGATGGTACCATCAGGCCCTAGCATTTCTAAATTAACATCTTTTTTGTATGCAGTTGCATAACCAGCGGCACCTGTGCTAAATTCGTAGTGCTGTCTAAACCACTCCATGACTTTTTGAGCACCTGAGGGTACGATAGGGTCTTGAAATGTTACGTCCATAGTTTCCCATGCATACTTACCAGCATAGTATCTCTTGGTGTTGATATAATCAATTTCTTTTCTAGTGGAAGTCGCATTTGGTCTGCTACCACTCTTGACTAGATATGCAGGTATGTCTGCATCATTAAATGAGAATATAAACCTATTTTGCGATTTTGGTTCATAGTCAGTGTAAAATAAGTTTTCGGTGATTGCCATATAAAAAATTCCTTCATTTACTATAAATATTATTTAGTTTTAAAAATGTAAGGTATTTATTTTTTAATATTAAGAAAATTGATATGTCAATCCAAGTAACTGTAATTGAGTGCTATGCAAAAAAAAAGGAACTCATTATGAGTTCCTTTGTAATTTAGGTTAGAATTTACTAAGCAAATTCTGCACCTGTTGGTAATACATTGAAGTCTAACACGATAAATTCAGCAGACTTTACAGGTTGAATAAATATTTTACCAATCAGTTGGTTTCTATCAATCACCTCTGGTGTATTCACCGTATCATCCACAACAACACGATACGCAAATATACCCTGATTTTGTTGGACTAAGTCCAAATAAGGTTCAACTAATGATAGAAATTTATTTCTAGTTGTCAACGTGTTTGGATCGAATACTAAAAATCTAGATGCTGAACTAATGAATTTCTTCAAGTTAATCATCAAACGACGTACGTTGATTCTGTCTAATGCAGACGACGATGTTTGCAGTGTCTTTTGTCCATATGCAGTAATACCTTGTCCAGGAAATGATACGATTGGATTTACTTTACTATCATATAGCAAATTCATGTCCGACCGCTTTAACTTCTTATATGTGTCAATTGCTTGAGTGATATTCCCTCTGTTTAATCCAGCAGGAGCAAACCACTCAGTTGATATTGCATCACTAAACGCAAATACACCACCCATAACAACAGATGGTGGAACCCACATCGGACGTGTAGTACTAGTGTCTACTATTTTAACCCATGGGTAGTATGATGCCATGTATGACGAATTGTACGCCGCTGCATCTGCTATTGCTTTGTCATTCGACTGCGCAATCCAAGTTAAGTCTGCAATGTAGAATGCATCTGCTCTATCTTCCACAATTTCACGTGCTCTATCTATGACAGACCCACCGTAATCTTTAGAAATACCTGGTGTTAGAAGAAGGTTGTAGTCAAATTCTAATGGATTTGAAATCGCATTTAATGCACGTGTAAATGCAACTGACCCACTTGAGTTAACATTCGTGAAATCTAATCCACCCACATTAGCTGCACTATTAACCTCAGTGCCTAAGTGTTTAACCAAGTTAGGAGCTGCTCCATTAAATCCACCCTCAAACCCAATGGTAAACCTTCTCTGTATTTGAATTGTCGTGGATGTTGCAGAGGTAGCAAACAATGCATCTGGTAATGTGTAGGGACTAGTTACATCAGTAGAATCGTCTGACTTGGGTGCTATGTATGCAGTCCAGTCGGTAGATCCGTCGAAGTCTATACCATAGTGAATCCGTGCAGACGTGCCTACATCTGCTAGTGGTAATTCACTTATAGTTCCACTATCGAATGGAATTTTATATCCACCGAATCCTGCAGGTACCACAGTAGGTGGAAATGTATCAAATCCGTCGGCAACTTCCATTCGAACATACATTGATGCATTTGGATAATCACCGTGTGTCGTTAAATCACCAGACTCATTGACTGTTCGATAGTTATCTCCAATAACACGTGAGATAAAGTTAGGGGATGATGGGTTTAAATTTATACCAGAAAACCTCTCCAACACGACAGGTCGTTCGTCAGTGTCACTGAATGCACGAATGATTACATCAAATCTACCATAGACATCACCGATTTCACCTGCACGTTTCACATTTTGAATCGAGATTTTTGTCTGTGTATTTGTATCTGTTCCAGTATTTAATGTCACAAATCTAAATAAGTTATAGACTGTGTTATTAATATTTTGTGATGTAACATATGGAGTTGCTGCACTCTGTGCGTTTTGATTATCGAAATCAATTGCTTGAGTTGCATTCGCAACAGTAATGTCGGTGTAGTCATCTATATTTCGGTTGCTCGTTTCTGCGTGGGAATACACATAAGCACTTTTAATTCCAAGTGGATTTGTACCAAATACCTTAGTAAAGTAATTCTCAGCGGTTGGGTCAAATGATGCTATGTAATCAACACCATTAACTGTTAATTCAATAGTCGCTCCGGCAACAGCAACGTTAGTCACCGTCAGTGCAGTAACTCCTCTCGCAGGTGCAAGCATGATAACACTTGTTTCGCCAGCCACACCACCTATGTCCGTAGTTGCCGTTATTGAATGACCCGTGTGATTATACCCACCCAATTCACCAACACGTACAATGGTAACTTGATTGGCATTCGTTAAAACATTCTTAGCGGCATATGTCGCATAGTAATTTCTATCTTCTCCGCCGAATCTAGTTCTAAACTCATCGATCGAACGAACCACCACTGGTGTGAACGCAGGACCTGTTGGAAACGTGCCGACTACGGCAGTTCCAATATCAGCAATACCTTGAGGTAAAAATGATGCATCGTTTTCACGAGTAAATACACCAGGTGACACAAATTTTTCAGCCATTAAATAATCTCCAATTTATATATTTTTAAATTTTTCAAAGTCGTAACTATACACACATGGCATATCGACCGTATACACTATAAGTATTAAAAAAAAAGTTGAAATTACCTAAATAATTTCAACTTTGTAATATTTACTATTAATTTGATGGGATATAGACTAATCGGTCTAAATCAACCATACCGTTGGAGTACGTATTTCGCAATTCGGCATAGAATGCACTCTCATGTGTTAAATGTTCTGCGAAGTTAGTTTCTAAATTGTGTCTGCTGTGATCAAGTAATCTACTCTGAACTTCAGACTCTCCGAATTCACGAATAAATGACTGCTTTTTTTGCTGCAATGCCTTGATTGTATTAATTTCTGCATCACTTAGTGGTTGTTCGTTACTCATATATTATATAATTTAATTAGTTAAAACTCTAATATAACATATAATATAAGTAATTCAAAATTAGTTGAATTTGACTAAGTTAATATCGTACTTAAATCAAACATATCAGACACATTATTATAGGGACATTCATATTCATTATTTTCGAATTGATAGTCGAATAAGTATGAATTTATTAGGTGATTTTGTATAGTTGGAGATTTTGCCATAATATTATTATGCATAGTATAACCAAAGTTAATAGGTGATGTTCCAACCCATAGCACAGTTGATGGCATATCCATCGATGCAGCTGCATGCTGTAAAGAAGAATCGATTAATATTCGACGAGACGATGCTGCAAGTAGACTGAATAAGTCCATATTTTTCATCTCATAGTCGATACGTTCTACATTATGTAGGGTGTATCCATTTCTCCGTGTCACGTGCATTATATGATATGCTTGACTGAAATGTGTTATTATAGATTCAGCTATCTCTTGTGGAATGTCACGTGCCCATGCGTATGATAGTGCAGTTGATGACATTACCCCACCACACGTCTGTAGAACTAGTAGTGGTTTGTTACGAGTCCACGTACCACACTTCATGAGTTGAACTGCGTTGGGTTGAATTAATGGTAATTGGTTGGTATACTCAATATCAAGTAACTCACACCAACTTTTGATAATATGATTCTTGCGAGTGATGTGCCCACTTTGGTGATATGGTTCATGTCTAAAAACAATGACATCTTTATTTTCAATATAATCTTTATAAAAATGCTGAGTCCTACCAAGTTGATATACTCTGTCTATGTGTGGATTATTTAGAAATACTTCGGGCCAACTACATACTACTATAAACTTTCTGTCCGAATGCTTTTTTTTAATATCTTTTGTCAATGCAGTAGCGGCAATGTTCTTACCGAGACCACCTTGCACATGCCATATTAAATATTTTTCGCCAGCCGATTTACTACTGACCAATGGTTGATCGACCTTATATGCAAATCCATTTGCCAAATTATCCAAATTTTAACTCAGTTAAGTTTGACTCGGAACCAAATCCAATAGATGGTACTGAGTTGAATGCTATACTACATCGAACCGAGTTTGACTTGTTAAGTGGCACTGAGTGATGCAAGTATGATGGAAAAAGTAGGAGTCTGCCAGGCTGGAACGGTATTGAAAATTCATCCCATGCCAATGGAAAAAGTCTTTTATCAGCAACTGTTTTTGGTTTTATACTAGATACCCCAATGCCACCAGTTGCTTTGTGAAATTTAATCGCAGGTGTATCATCGGTTGGTTCACCGAAATAGAACACTCCTGATATGAGTGAGTTGGGGTGAGAATGCATCGTGTGGTGCTGCCCTGGATGCTTGTGTGATATCCAACTTTGTCCGACTCTATATGATTCGTAGTCATACCCAAGGGTATCACCAAATTTTTTTATTTCATTAAGGATGAATTTTTTCAATTCGATTGTATTTTCATCATCAAGGATATAACTACTAGATGACCTATCACCATAGTTATCGGAGTCAATACCATCAGACATCATTGGTTGCTCATGAATCCATGGTAGCACGTCTCCGAGTGAGTCAGGTACCATTGTAGTGTATACTGGAGTTGGAAATAACTCGAGTACTTGTGCGTCATTATTGGGTGTCATTTTTGGATAAAATTAAATGCAATTGAAATTCGTTCGACATCACTCTCATTACGCTCGACATGATGTTTAGTCCAACTAGGGAACAAGTAAAATGTTGACTCGACTGCTTTTTTAGATACAGTCTGTGCATTCGTAGGTGTTTCTACTCGAGTGACTCCACTGTGTAGGAAATATTCAGAGGTGTCTCCTCTATGAAGAACTAGATCACCTGTGTTGTCCGCAGGAACATCTACATAATAAACACCAGATAGGATTGATTTTTGATGGTCATGTGGCATGTTATAGTCATGTATACCATTAATATTAATCCAAAAATTACCTAACTCTAAATTATCGATGCCCATATGCCGTGCGCATACATCGTTTACGAATAATGTTAAGTCTGTGAACAGTTGTGATAAATCATCAGGTAGTGGATTAAGTAACGTATCACTATGCCATCCACCCCTATTTGAAACTTTCTTACCAGGCAATTCACGTCTAACTCGTAAGCAGTACTGCTTAATTGACTCATTGTCGATTCCACTCACAGGACATTCCCATACAGGTGTGGCAAACCACAACTGTTCATATACTTTAAATTCCATAACTATTATTTTTTAATTAACGGAAAGGTCTCCCACCTGTCCAAAATACTAAACACTTTCGCTGACCTCGTGTAATTGGTTTCACCCGGTGCATCAGAAATGAAGGGAATATGATAACATCACCCTTCTCACGTGGTAGTTGTAAAAATCCACTCGAACCACCCATCCATATTTCAAACTCCCCACCGTCATAATCTGAAGGGTCTGATAATTGAACCGTCATTGCTAACTTTCTGCGATTAACCGCGTTGGAACCAATATCCATGTGCCAATCTAAATGCCCACCATCCTCTGGATAAATCACATAGTGAATTGGATCAGTTACTGTATCAATGTCAAATTTAAATACAGCATCGTTTGCCTGCTCTACTAGTGGAAATAGTAGGTCATACAACCATTTAGAATCATTGGTTGGTTCTATGTATGCAATATCTCTATTATTTGTTTCATATGAATCCGTATCGGTTCCCTTTTCTGCAACTCCGGTTCTACCTTTACTAAAGGAATAATTGGAGTGAACCATCCTTTCGAGTTCACTAATCATGTCATCATTAAATACATTCTTGAAATAATAGAACGTATTCCAGTCAGAGGTGACTTTATAATTGTTGTATGTTTGTAACTTTAGCATGATTTTATTTTTTTCAATTTATTAAATGTACCATATCCAATGTATGCGATAACCGGTATCAATCATTTAGGCAATCTTCAATTGCGAGTAAGTGTGCTAACGCTAAGAATGCTTCATGACATTCTGCGTCTTCTCTTGGTAGTTTATTTTGTTTTAATAGTGGTTCTGCCAATCGACCACATATTACTTCTAAGTGCATTCTTAAGAAGTCGATGGTAGCAGGTGCAGTTAACACCTGCTCCGTGATTTCTTGTGAGTTTTCTTTGGTATTCATGATATTGAAAGTGCCTAACTAGGTCTTTATTTTTATTTAATTCTACGAGTGTAACGTGATATATATCAAACGTTACTTTAACTGATTGTTCTGTTCTTTTTGCGACTCAATATACTTTATAGCACCTTCCCGGAATCCTAATACTCCACCATCATCAGTTCCCAATCGTTTGATTGTTTCAAGTGGGCCGACTGCATTGATAACTTCAGCAGGACCTGCATTAGGCCCTAGTGATCGCACTCTATTACCAAGTGCGTACTTGAATGAGTCTGCTTGGTGTGTGTTTGGACTTGTAGTATCAAATGAGTTATCATCTAGTTCGGCCTTTATTTTAGACCACAACTTCAGTTCTCTAAGTCTATCATCAGCTACTTGCTTTAAGTTAGCAGCCTGGTATAGATTTTCTTCTAAATCAACTCCCAATTCTAATTGAGTTAAGTCATCTGAGTCGGTTATTGCTTTTTGCAAGTCACGTTCTAGTTTCAGTTTTTTTATTTTATTTCGTTTAATGTCAAATGACATATCTACGAGTGCATTAAATTGTGCAGACATCTCTCGCACAGATTGCCAGTACTTGGAGGCATGTGTTGGATGCTTTCCGTCGTTAAGCACGGAAACTCGCATCTCCGTCTCTGTTCTAAATATTTGTTTTTTATTCCAATTATCCGCAAGTTCATCACCCAATATCTGTATCTCTGACATTTTCTCGTCAGAAAATACATCCATTAATAAGGATAAATCTTTGGTCGGTTCTACCACATTGGTCAGTTTATAGTCCATAACTAGTTGTTTTGTTTAATTATTAATATAATACATTGAGTAAAAATTATCAAATTTATGGTAATGTAACCACGACTTGATTTCCATCGTCATCCAGTTCACCATCTAACTCTGTGTTAATAAATGCTTGTGCCTCAGTTTTTGTATACTCGGTCGCATTAACACGAGATGGCCATGTAGTATTTATCGTTACCCAGATGTTCGCAGGATATCCACTGATATGAGCGGATTCATTTTCTGCATGGGTTACGAATCCTTTTCCTGTATTTACTGCTTGAAAGTATTTCATTTATATGTCTCCATTATGTTTTCTATAAATATCATTATGTGTTGTTTATGTTAATCGAATTTTAACAATTCCATTCGTGTGGTATATATTACCAACGTTGATACCTGCCGTTGCTGCATCTACATCATCTGCTATATTATATCGAGTAGCTAGGTCTGTCATTATCATAGTATCAAATGTGTGCGACATAATTATCGGATATCGTTGGTTAATAGCACCTTGATCATATTCTTCCGTGGCATTGGAGTTGGCAGGTGTAGCAAATCCACCAAAAGCAAGACCTGCGTCTTGGGTACCTGCTCCTGCGTGACTATATCTAGCAGTAGTTAGATTACCACCATTAGACCAACTAGTTCCATTATATTCTTCGGTTGCATTGGAGATTGCAGGTGTCACTCCACCAAAAGCAAGACCTGCGTCTTGGGTGCCTGCTCCTGCGGGCATTTGTCTAGCAGTAGTTAGATTACCACCACTCGACCAACTAGTTCCATTGTATTCTTCCGTGGCATTGGAGATTGCAGGTGCAAGTCCACCAAAAGCAAGACCTGCGTCTTGGGTACCTGCTCCTGCTAGTCTCTCTC